AATATGGCACCAATTATCCCGATCGCACGAGCGATCTCAGTACGGACGCGGGGTGGAGCAGCCCGGTAGCTCGTCAGGCTCATAACCTGAAGGTCACAGGTTCAAATCCTGTCCCCGCAACCAAAATCTTCCGTAATATCAAATAGATAGAACCCGACCTAAACAGTCGGGTTTTTGCTTGTCCAAAACACATCAACGCTACATCAACGTTTGAAGAGTCGCGTTGAAAAAGTGATTGATAATCAAGCCCCTAGCCACACTCACCTTTTTGCGGCCATCGAACGACATGCTGTCTATCCCTCAGCGTTTCCGAGCACTATCCTGGCGCAAGGACTAGTGCGACAGGATTGATCGATGAAGGCTACAGAAGCGAAGCTGCTGGATTTCCTCAAGAAGTCACCTCAGTTTGTCATTCCCATTTACCAACGCACGTACAGCTGGACTGAGCAAGAATGCCGTCAACTTTGGGATGACATCCTGCGGACGGGGACAAACAGCGTCGTGTCTGCGCACTTCGTCGGGTCAATCGTTTACATCGAAAAGGGCCTGTACCAAGTCATGGCTCAGCCGCCACTTCTGGTGATCGACGGTCAGCAGCGTCTGACTTCGGTCATGTTGATTCTAGAAGCGTTGGCGAGGCACCTTGGTGATACCGAGCCGGTGGACGGGTTCTCCGCAAGGAAACTACGCAGCTACTATCTTCTGAACCCCCTCGAGGAAGGTGAGCGCGGCTTCAAGCTGATCCTGACGCAGACTGACAAGGCTAGCCTGTTGGCGCTGATGCAACAGAAGTCGCTCCCCACACCAAAGTCGCAGAGGATCGCGGAAAACTTCAGTTTCTTTGAGGATCGGGTGAAAGCTCTCGGGGGGGACTTGGTCGGCCTGTGCAATGGCCTCGCAAAGTTGGTCATTGTCGATATCGCGTTGAACCGCGACCAAGACAATCCGCAGCTCATATTCGAAAGCATGAACTCGACTGGCCGAGAACTTAGCCAGGCCGACCTGATCCGCAACTATGTCCTGATGGGGCTCGAGCCTGTCCACCAAACCCGGATCTATGAGGATCACTGGCACCCGATGGAGGTGGCCTTCCCGCAGGAAGCGTATGGATCTCATTTTGACAGTTTCATGCGGCACTATCTGACCTTCAAAACCGGCGAAATACCGAACGTTCGAGACGTCTATCTTGCCTTCAAAGCCTATGCTCGCGAGGCCAACGGTGCCGCGCACAACGTTGACGACCTGGTTGCGGATATCCACACCTTCGCTGATCACTACGGGAAAATGGCGCTTGGCAAGGAAACGGACAAGGAACTTGCTGCGGCTTTTCAGGATCTTCGGGAACTGAAAGTTGACGTCGCATACCCGTTCCTGCTCGAGTTGTATCAAGACTACGTCGGTGGCGTTCTGCCCAAGGCGGATTTCATCAGGGCTGTGCGGCTGGTCGAGTCATACGTTTTCCGCCGCGCGATCTGCGCGATTCCGACGAACTCGCTCAACAAGACCTTTGCAACCTTTGGGCGTGAACTGCGGAAGGATCGCTATCTGGATAGCATCGAAGCACATTTGATGACGTTGCCATCTTACAGGCGTTTTCCGAATGACGAAGAGTTCCGGCTGGAGCTGGCGCGACGAGATTTGTACAATTTCCGAAGCCGGTCATACTGGTTGCGCCGCCTTGAGAATGATGGCCGCAAAGAGCGTGTTCCTGTTGATGAGTACACCATCGAGCACATCATGCCGCAAAACGAAAACCTGTCACAGGCGTGGCGTTCGGCTTTGGGCGAACATTGGCAGACCGTGCAGGAGACCTGGCTGCACACGCTCGGAAACCTTACCCTTACCGGGTACAATGCCGAATACAGCGACCGGCCATTCCTTGAAAAGCGCGACATGCATGGCGGATTTAAGGAAAGCCCTCTGCGGTTGAATGAGGGCCTTGCAACGGTTGAATCTTGGAATGAAGCTGCAATGCGGGACCGAGCTGAACGCCTTGCGAAACGGGCATCCCAAGTTTGGTCGGCGCCAAAAATCTCAGCCGAAGTGATCGCGCAGTTGAAGCCTAAGGCAGTGAAAGCCCAAGAATTCACTCTGGGTGATCATCCATCGGTTGCCGAGGGTGGATCGATGCATCCCCTATTTGAGGCGCTGCGCAAAGAGGTACTCGCTCTAGACCCCTGCGTGGTTGAAGAGATCGTCAAGTCGTACATAGCCTATAAGGCTGAGACCAATTTTCTAGACGTCGTAGCGCAGGCAAAGCGCTTGAGGCTTTCGCTGAACATGAAGTTTCACGAGCTTCACGACGAGAAAAAAATCGCACGCGACATGACCAACATTGGGCACTATGGAAATGGGGATGTCGAGATCGCGATCAGTGTGGTAGAGGAATTGCCCTACGTTATGGGCCTTGTGCGCCAAGCATACGAAAAGCAGATGGCCGATGCCGAGAGCGCCACGTGACCTGTGCGTTGGGTCAAATGGAGAGCAGGAACAACCGGCTTCGAAAGCCCCTCGGTTAGCTGCAATCGAACCAGTACAAGGCCGTACGGATTAGGTGATCATAATCGCCTGAGGTCGCTTCCTCTGTAAACTCGTCGATTTTCACATCCGATAGCCTGGCACGTTGCGACGCCTTCTGGCACAGACCGAGGATGATGAAAGCGTTGCCATCGTGTCCGGAAAGTTGAACGGATACTTCGGGATGAAGCGGGGTCATGGGTAAATTCCTTTGACGAAGGGCTCAGGTGCGGTGAGGCCCAATGGCCTCACTTCGAAAAACAAATCCGAGCCTGATCTCTCATCACCGAATAGTCGCTCAGCATCCGGACGATGACGGCACCTTCCGGCAGTGCCTCGACCTCGTCAGCAGCGCGAGCTTGGTCGGCCGTGCTGTATTCCACCACCGGCGGACAGACCTGCCCCGTTCGATCAGAACCGCCCATCGCGCATGCGCTGAGCCAGAGCATCGCGATCAGGGGGGCGGCGGCTGGCGGCGTCCAGCATCTCACGTTGGATTTCATGGGTTCTCTCCGATGTTGAAAGGCGCTCGGCTAGCCGCCCGGCGCGTTCACCGGCGCGGCGGAGGTTCAGCAGAAACAAAGCGATGGTGACTGCGACCAGAAGTAGGCCCAGCGCTTTGCGCGCCGGGCCGCTGGCGAGGATCGAGGCAAGCCAACCCTTCAGCGTTGGCCTCGCTTCCAGTCATCGATCCGGGCATGGATGGCGACGGCGATGCCGATCAGCGCCACGGCGATGAACACCCAGCGCAACGTGTCGAGATAGGGCACCAGGGGCAGGATGGCCGATTGGGTTTCCGTCAGGACTTCCTGCGCAACTTCGACACCGGCAGCACCCATGGTGGCGATGCCCGCTGCCCCGCCACCCTTCAGGGTGCGGCTGTCGGCAAGCACTTCGCGGGCAGGCGGGGTTTCCGGCACGAACGGTGTTGCGCGAGAAAGGAAGGGTTCGCCCCAGCTGCGCGCAGGCCCGAGGTCGATATGCATGAAGCCCGAGCGCGGATAGGAGCCGAAACCGAGAAAGCCAACGGCTTGTGCGGCTTCGGCAAAGGTGACTGGATCGTGGTTCGACATGGCGATGTCGAACGCCGTGCCCAGCATATGCTTGGAGGCCGGGGCTCCACCGACGGCGCGGTTGTGGCTGGGGCTGCGATAGCCGGAACGGACGATCAGCGGCTTACCGAGGCGATTGCGCAGGGTTTGCAGCCTGTCCATGGCTTCGGTGTTGATCTTGATCGCACCGGTCCCGCGGCAGGCGATCTCGGCCGGAGAAAAGCTGGGCCAGCGCCAGGCGCTTTCGGGCACATCGCGGAAATGGGCATAGGTCGTGGTCGGCATGGTGGTCTCCAGAAATGCAAAACCCGCCTCGGGGGCGGGTTGGGTGGGTCGGATGGTTGGTGAATTGGTCAGTCGGTGCGGCCGCGCTGGAACGCCTCGAACATCACATCCCGCATAGCGCGAATGTCGGTTTCGATGCGTTCCAGCCGGTCGGCTTCGGCCTTGCGGTCGTCGGCGCGCTGCTTGTCGGTTCGCTCGCGTTCAAGGTGCAGTTCCCGGTCGAGGCGTTCCAGCATTGCCTCGTTGGTGAAAGCCTTCCTCGTCACCGTGGCGGCGATGGCCAGAGAGCCGCCGACCAGCGCGGTGATGGCGGCGGTCAAGCCGTTTTCGCGGAAGGCCTGGCCGACCTCCTGCAGGATGGTGGTACGTTCAGTCATGGTGGTCCTTTCAATAATCCGTCTCGAGATAAAGGCCCGCGCAGTCGTAGGCGACGGCGGCGGCTGTCGCGCCGGTGTTGAGGTACAAGCGTGGCGACAGGAACTGCGTGTTGGCAGGCAGATCTGCGGTGATCTCCTGTTCAAAGACGGCGCCCGTGACCTCGTTCACCGCCCGCACCCAGACCGACGATCCATTCGGCGGGGCCGCGATGAACAGGCTCAGTACGCCGCCGAGCGCGATGGCAAAGGGTGCGCCCATGTCTGTCAGGGTCGGCGCGCCGGTGGCGTCATTGGTCACCATCTGCCAGTTGGCATGGGTGCCCCGTTGGAAGCCAATCCCGACCGCATTGATCACTGTCGCCAACGTCAGGTTGACGGCCAGCGCCGCGATGGAACCGTAAAGGCCGAAGAAGCCCATGCCGGTCGCCTGAAGAGTGGTCAGCGAAATTCGCGTCACGAAGGTCCAACCGCCAAGCCCGGCGGCGTTTCCTCTCCAGCACGCCCAACCCGCCGAGCGTTGTTCGGCGACTGAATCCACCACAGCCGCAGATGTAAGACGCCAGCGCCGCATGCTGGCGGCGAGGTTGGTGGCAGCAAGCGTTGGATGCGAGACGGTGCCGACGTTGGTGATCGGCAGACCCTCGGTGGTAATGGTAGTCGTGATCGAAGGTGACCAGTTTGCGATCCGGTTCACCCCGAAATGTGGTTGCAGCGGAAAATCCCGACCCGAGGGGCGCATCACATCGATCCACGGTGCCCCAGCTCGGTTGCGCGCATAGATCGATGTCTTGCCGGTTGGCGGTGGGGTGGGGGGCGCGTTCAGCCCCGGCAGCACGGTGGGCTGGGGCAGTTCCACCTGACCATTGGTGCGATCCACCACAATGGCATCAAAGAACGTCGATCCGTTCGGGCTGACCTTGAAGCTGAAATTGTCGTTGCCCAAGAGGCCGATCAGCGCCCGAACCGAGAACCCGGTCTTGAAGGCAAACGCAGCATCGTTCCCTGCTGCCGCCTTGTTGACGGTCGTCTCGATCCCTGCGCCTGCGTTGTTCAAGAGCACCGCTGGGGTATTCATCGACAAGCGGTTGAAGCTGTCGGCTGTGGCCCCGCCGAGGCCCAAGAGCTGCGCGGTCAGGTTCGCCTGTGGCATCCCCACTTGCGTCACCGCGTTGGCGAAAGTCACCGTCGGCGTGTTCACGACCGTTGTGCCGCCCGCCCCAGCCGTGGCCGAGCCGATGTTGACGACGGTCGTGGATCCGGATGCGCCGCCGGTGCCAAGGTTCAGGGTCTTGGTCACACCGGTCGGATTGACCCCGGTGCCCATCCCATATGTCGCGGCGGTGATGGCCGTGCCGATCGATGCCGCCGCCGCCGAAACGGTGACCGTGCCCGAGGCGATCAGCGTGCCAGTGAGGGACACCGCGCCCGACGCTGTCAGTGAACCGGAGAAGGTCTTGTTGCCGGTGAAGGTCTGCGTGCCTGCGAGGATTGCCAGTTCCGACGAGGTGTTCGGCAGAGTGAAGGTCCGGGTTGTGCCGGTCGTGATCCCGGACAGAGAGAACAGCGCCTTCTTGGTCGGGTCGGCGTCGTTCACCAAACTGAAGATGGCATCCGACACGTCCACCGGTTCCCCGACCAGATCCCAGGCGCTGCCGTTCCAGACGACAAAGGTCTGGTCCGCCGCGATCCAAGCTAGCCAGCCAGGACGCGGGACCAGCCGCATCCAGACGCCATCGACCCAGAAGGCGACGTTCAGATCCCAGCCCGACCACAGACCTGTCGCGCCTGACGCCACGATGTGCCGGTCGCCGTCGACAGGGCTGGCGGGCGGCGTGGTCCGGGTACGGTCCAGCACCGAAAGCTGGATCATCGCGTCCAGCAAGCGCAGCGCCTCGTTATGGGTGACATGCTTTTGCGCCTGCGATGCCAGGATATAGGGCAGCAGGAGATGGGTGGTGATGTCGGACATGATCTTGCTTTCAGAAGGTGAGCGCGACGGATCGCCCAGCGCCCCGGCCGATCAGGGCGGAAAGCTGGTAGATGCGGATCGAGAGTGATTGGCCGGGGCCAAGCGGCGCGCCCCAATCGGCGGTCTGCTGGGCGGCGGTGTAGAGGACGCTGGTTGTGGTGCCGGTCAATGTGCGTTTGACGGCCCCGCCATCACGGATTTCCACCTCATAGGCCTCACTGTCCTCGGCCAAGGGCACATCGCCTGCGCCCCAGGTGTCGGCGGCCAATGACCGTGATCGGCGCGTCCAACGAATGGTCAGGTCGCCGGGGCTGCGGGCGGTGCGCCACGGTTGCTCGACATGTGCGACCGAGAACGGCCGTAGCCCAGCGCCCTCCGGGGTGAAGGTGGTGGCAACAAAGGTGTCGTCGTTGACCGGCTTGGAAGCCGGGCCGATGCGCCAGTTCCACGGCAGACCAAGGTCGGCCTCGCTGATGGGCAATGTGGCCACCGCCGTATCCAGCACAACCACCCGCGCGCCGGTCGGCACCATGCTGACCATTGCCCCTTCGGTTCCGCGCTGGCCGCGCAGCAACCGAGTCAGCCGGTACCGTTCCGGCGCGATCAGCTCGGCTGCGCCAGCCTGGACAATCTCCCACTGCCCAGCGCCAGTTTCAACGGCCAGCGCGTTGGCCCCACCCAGCAGCGTGATGTCCGTGACGCTTTCCAGCGTGCCAGAGAACAGATCGACCACCAGCGCATTGCCCAGATCGAAGCGCGACACCGGCCCGGCAAAGAAATCCGCCGCCAGCACGCCCATGCGCGCCCGCGAGCTAAAGGTGGTCAACAGCGCGAATCCATCTGTCGCGGCACTGCGATAGACCGCGATCTCACCCGGCCATGGTTTGGCATGCGCCGCGACGAGTGGGCGGTGGGCGGGCTGATCTTCGCGCAGCTGTGGAAGGTCCAGCAAGACAACATCCGGTGCGCCGAACACGGTCGGCGTCGACAAGGACGCCGGTCGAGGCTCGCCGGGCGGCAGATCATAGACCGCCCGGTCCTGGCGGACGGCATCAATGCTTCGCAGGTCGGAGTCGGCGATGGAGACCAGACGCATTTCCGTGAGGCGGCCATCGTGATCGAGCAGGATCACGTCGCAGGGATCCAGCGCCAGACGGGAAGGTGGCAAACGGAACACCGCACTTTCGCGGCCCACCCACGCTTCCATCAGCGCGCGGCGGCAGCGGCGTTCGGCCTCCTCGGGCGGGATCGCCATTGGGAACGACTCAGAAGCGATGCGTGTCGTGTCGACGGTGATCCGTCGCGCCTCGACTTGGGCCGCGTCATAATCCTCGTCCGCCCGCGCGACTTGCCATTTCAGGGACTGCGGCAGTTCGGTTTCCTGAGCGCGGGTCAGTTCCATCACGTCGCCCTGAGCCGAGGCGGGTGCCACCATGCTGTCAGGGGTAATGGTCATACCGGCGATCCGACCCCGCATCAGGAACTTGATGCGTCCCTCGCTCTCGACTGCATCGAAACCGAAATGCCGGGCCAGCGTGGAAATCGAGGCGCGCGGGGCTTCCAGTGCAGAGATGACATAGCCCTCGACCGCACCCCAGAGGCCGGAGACGTCGAGCAATTCCTCCGGCATGCCAGCCCGCAAGCAGAGGTGACGCACCAGCGCCGCTAGTGACACAGCACCCAGCCTTCCGGTCAGCCAATGCCCAAGGCGCCAGTTCGGGCCATCGGTCCAGACATCGGTCAGTTCCGGAAAAAACGGATAAGGCCGAGCATCCCAGGTCCAGGCGGCGCATTCGGGGACATGCACCATGCGGTTGCCATAGGCCGATGACACCGGGTTGTTCGCCGATGCGCCCCAGAACAGAAAGCTGGCTTCCAGATAGGCCCGCTGGATCGCGTCATCCCGCCAGCCCCGCGAAAAGTACGGCGTGAAGCTTTCCGACGATTTCGGGTCGAAGAACACGTTGGGCTGGTTGGTGCCGCGGTCAATCGCCGGGCATCCCAACTCGGTGAACCAGACGGGCTTCGACTGCGGCACCCATGCCGTCGGCGTTCCGCTCTCGACGCCGCCCGGGCGGTTGAAGTGCGGGTTTTGCCACCAGGCGCGCAGATCCTTGAAGCGGAACACCCACGGTTTTGCGGCCGCGCCATCCATGATCGGTGTGCGGGTTTGCGTCGTCCGGTCCAGAGCGCTGGCATAGAACCAGTCAAACCCTTCGCCGCCGGTGATGTTCGATTGCAGATAGCCCCGGTCATAGATCGCTGGGGCCAGCGCGGCATCGGCATGATCGAACCCGTCGCGCCAGTCGGACAGCGGCATGTAGTTATCGATGCCAACGAAATCGATGTTGGCATCCGACCAGAGGGAATCGAGGTGGAAGAAGACATCGCTCGAGCCATCGGCGGGGTGGTGGCCGAAGTATTCCGACCAGTCGGCGGCATAGCCGATCTTGGGCCCAGCACCGAGGATGGTCCCGACGGCCGTGGCGAGTGACTTGTAGGCGGAGACGGCAGGATATGTGCTGGCCCCGCTGCGGATGGTCGTCAGGCCCGGCATTTCAGAACCGATCAGGAAGGCGTCCACGCCCCCGGCAGCTTTGCAAAGATGCGCATAGTGCAGGATCATCCGGCGCAAGCCCCATTCGCCGACTGGGCCGGTCCAGCTGACTGTGGTGCCCGACACACTGAAGTTGGCGGGCGTGGCGGTGCCGAACAGCACCGATACTTGGGTCGAGGCCGTCGCGGTCTTGTCGACCGAACCCGCAAAGCCCGCCGCCGGGGAACAAGTAATCCGGCCCCGCCAGGGGAAAGTGGGCTGGCCCGAGGTGGCAGCATTGGCGCTGTAGGGATTGGGTTTGGTGTTGCCGGAAGGGACGTCCATCAGGAGGAAGGGATAGAAGGTGACCCGCAACCCACGCGCCTTCATCTCCTGGATCGCCTGCACCACGGCAAAGTCGGCAGGCGTGCCGCCATAGACCGGACGGTCTTCGGCATCACGGCTGACGAGGAAGGCACTGGAGCGCGAAACGCCATTCACAACCCAAGCCGAGGGCGTCGTGGTCTTGGCTGCGACCTCGACGCCGGGCCGCACCTTGCAGTTCCCGGCGCGGAGGTCATCGCCGAACCAGGCCACAACCAGGCTGACGCTTTCCACCGCTGGGGCGAGTGATTGCAGCCGGTCCAGCGCCACAACAATGTCCGCGGTGTCGGTGATGGCATTCAGGTTTTCGGCAACGGTCGCGCCGCCGGAACCTGTGGTCTTCTTGACCGGTGCGGTCGCATAGGTGAACTCGCCAGAGGCGGGGATCATCGTGACGGCCTTGACCAGCCCTTCTGCGGTGTCGGGATCCGCGAGGGGCCGGAATACCTCGAAGCTGATTTGTGGCAGCCGGTTGCCGAAGGCGCTGAGGTTCAACTCCTCAAACACGACATAGGCGGTGCCACGATAGGCCGGGGTGCTGGCTGCGCCCATCTTGGCCGCGATGAACGGATCGGGGGCCTGCACCTCGTTGCCCGGATACCAGCGCCAGGTCACGCCGGTCATGTCCATGGGCTTGCCATCAGCCCAGACCCGGCCAATTCCGGTGATCTCGCCCTCACACAGCGCCACCGCAAAGCTGGCGAAGTACAGATATTCAGTCGTGGTGACCTTTGGCCCGCTGCCCTTGCCGCCGCCCTGACGCGTGGTGTTCACTTCCTCGCGGAAATCCGTGGCCCAGATGATGTTGCCGCCGATGCGCATGCGACCGAAGAGGCGCGGGATCACCGCTCCCTCGGTCGAGGATGTGATGCGCAAGCTGTCCAGCCGCGCGCCCTCGATGCGTTGGGCCGGGGCGAGGGACGAGACGATCCAGTTATCGACCACTGACCCGATGGTCGAGCCGATGAAGCCACCAATGGCCGCACCAGAAAAGCCGAGGATGGCCCCGCCAAATGCGCCGCCAATCGCGGAGCCGACGGCGCCGAGAACAAGGGTTGCCATGTGTGAGGTCTCAATCTTTGGGAAACAGGAAGGCGAACGCGATCTTGCGCGCCCATGCCGGGGTTAGAACTTCCTCGACCACACCCAGCCGTTCGTAGGCGTGGATGAAGCGGTCGGGTGCGGTCAAAATCCCGACATGCTTGGCGATGGCGCGCGGGGCCATGCGGAACAGGACCAGCGCACCAGGCCCAGCATCAGCGCGGGTGATCTCTGGCATCATTTGGCGTGCTCCCTCGGCCAGCACCTCGCGCGGCCCGGTCTCACCCCAATCCCGGCTGTAAGGCTGGATCGGGAACGGTTCATCCCCGACCACCTCGCGCCAAACGCCGCGCGCGAGGCCCAGACAGTCACAGCCGACACCGCGCAAACTGGCCTGATCGTGGTAGGGCGTGCCAAGCCACGACCGCGCGACGGCGATGACCAAGGCGGGATCAGCGGCCGTCACAGAACGTTCCCTTCATGGCCGCCGTCCTGGCTGGCATAGCGCAGCACGGCATCCTGGCCTGGGATGTTCGGAAAACCCCGGAAGTTGGCGACATTCGCGAATTTGGCGCTGCAGGTCGCGATGCGTTTGTCGCAACCCGCGCGCGCGATGAAGCTGTCGCCCTCGGCGATGGGTAACACTGGAGCTTCCAGCAAGGTCAGCGTCGCGATGGCATCGGCCAAGCCATGGGACAGCACTTCGGTGACGCGCCCAACATTTGCGCCGCTGGTCCAGGTCAGTGTGCCAGAGGTGAACCATCCTGCGTCAAATCCGGACAGCCCCGAGGCCATGGAGGCCCGGTCGCGCAAAAGGTCTGTGACTAAGCCGGTGCCCTTGTAGACGGTGTTCTCCAGATCGATCCCGCAGCGCGCATCGCCAAGTGCCGCGTCGCATCCCGCCTGAAACGTCCGCCCCACGGTCTGGCCCAGCACATGCGCGAGCGACCGGACCTCAGCGACGAAGGCCATCCGCCCGCGCCGGATCTGCCCGACCGCACCCCGGCGCAGCAGCACGCGTTGGCTGATGTCGACCCAATTCACCCGCCACAGCTCTACCGCCGCATTGTCCCAGCGGCCGTCGAGAATGTCGGTTTCCGTGATCCGGTCGGAGGTCAGAACGCCGGTCGCATCCTGCGCATCGACCGCGAGATCGGAGCCAGCGCGGATTTCTGATGCCGCAAATCCGCTTTCCGGTTCAAACGCGGTCCCATCGAAAGCCAGTGTGCGATCATGATCGGTGAAGCCAAGCGCCACGCCGTCGGCGCGGCTGATCCGCCAGCACCAAGACAGGGTGGTGGTGCCATCATCCAGATGGGCCTTCAGCGCAGGCGAGAGGTTTTTCATCTGCGGATCTCCAGCAAGGGGATGGAGGTGATCGATCCCAGCCGTTCAAAGTCGAGGATCATGTCCAGCGTGTCGCTGTCGAAGCGCACCGGCACATCGAATTCGAAACCGGCGCGGACGATGACGCCATTGCCTGGGGCAGTGGTGAAGGTGATGACGCCGGTCGGGGCATCCAGCGTCCAGCCCGACAGCTGCTCCACCATGCCCAGTGCAATGCGGACGGTTCCGGCGACGGGCTTGGCGATGGTCCTGACCCACGTCTGCGCACCGGATGTGTAGCGTTTTGCAAGCTGGAAGGTTTGCAGGCTGCCGGTGCCGGTTCCGATCTGCTGGTCGGTCGGGGTGACTGCCACTGATGGCAAGGCGGATTTGTAATCGGCCCAGTCCTTGTAGCGAAACCCGTGCAGGCGGCCGTTCCGCGCCTCGAAGAAGGCTACCACTGCAGCCAGATCATCGGCGCGCCGGATGCCATAGGCGACATCATACCGGCGGCGCGAATTGGCCCAGCTGGCATTCCGTTCCTCGTCGCCGCTGGCCAGCTCAACGATCTGGGTGCGCCGTTCCGGCCCACCCCGCGCCCCTCGGCTGATGGTGTCGGGGAAGCGTACTTCATGGAAAGCCATCACATGCCCCTCCGGCCGAGGGACACTGCGCGGGCGATATCCGCCGCGACTTGCGTGCGGGACTGCCGGAAGCTTTCGGCGTCACGGGCGTTGATCGTCACATTGACGGATGGTGCAGCGGATTGCCCTTGGCCATAGACCGATGCCTCACGACGCGACAGAACACGTTCGCCCCGCTGCAGGATTGCCGGAACTTCGTCGGGCTTGATCCCCGCCCAACCACCCGCATGCATGCGCGGGGCATTGGCGAAGGCCAGTGCCGGAACCATCCGGCCCGGGCCCGGTGATCCGACCATGCCACCGGCGTGGAGGATGTTGGCGAAGATGCCACCCGCGCCGCCCAGCGCGCCCGACAGCGCATTGGCGATGGGGCCGAGGATGAAGCGCCGCGCCGCCAGTTTCGCCAGATCGGCAATCATTGATGTGACCAGATCGCGGAAATCCAGCTTGCCGGTTTTCACGAACTCGCCCACGGCATTCTCGGCGGACGTGAAGGCCCCGACCAGCGCATTGCCAATATCGCCTCCGATGTCGCGGGCTTTCGCGGCATAGTCAGCGAGCGTGGCCACAGCCGCTTCCCATCCCGTCTTGGCCACTTCGGCCCCCACTGCAGCCGCCGCCCCAGCGCCACCTGCGGCGCGCCCGGCCTCGGTCATCGACTCGTCCAGCCGGTCGGCGGCATCAGCGGCCCCGTCCAGCGCGGCCTCGCCTTCGGTTCCGGCCCCTGCGACGGCGTCCTTCAACGCCTGCCAACTTTGCATGGGTCGCGTGGCCGCATCGGCCAGCATGCCCGAAGCCTCGCGATAGGCTTCGGCACGGGCGGTTGCTTCTTCTGCCATTCCTGTGAGGCCAAGGTCGGGCGTGGTGACGTAGGTTTGCGCCATCGCGGCCGAGAAGGCTTCAGCGGCAGCGGCTCCAGCTTCAGCTGCCGATCCGGCGAAGGGATTGTCGATCCGGCCCAGCGCAACCGGGTCCAGCGTGCCGATGCGCACCCCACCTTCGCCGACCGCCCAATCGGGAAGCAGGTCCAGCGCGGCATTCAACCCATTGATGAAGTTGTTGATCCGGGTCACGACGCCATTCAGCATGGCCTCGACACCGCCGATCAGACCGTTGGCGGCCTGAAAGGCAAAATCGCCGATAGCACCGGGCAACTGACCCCAGATCGCCTTCACCGCCTCATAGGCACCCTTGAAAATGCCCGCTGCCGAATTGCCGAAACTGGTCACCGCCTCCACCGATGACTGCATCGCGCTGTAGATTGTGGCCTGCAGCCCGGCCCAGCTCGCCTCGATTTTCGACCAGGCCGAGGCCGCGCCAAGACCGATGCGATCCCAGACCTCGAGCGCCAGATCCTTCAGGAGGCCAATGGCGGCCCCGAACCCGCCCGCGCCTGCGACGAGCCGGGTGAACTGGAACACCAGCTCGCCAGCGCCGACGATCAACGCGCCGATGCCGGTGCGGATCAGTGCTCCGCGCAGGATGACGAGGCCGGTGGCGAGGCCACGCACGGACAGGGCCGCAGCCGCCAATCCGGCGACCCAGCGCCCTGCCATCAGCGTGGCGAAGGTGGCGGCATAGGTGGTCAGGCGGCCGAAATTGTCGAAGAGGGCATTGATCGCGATGCCGATCGGCCCGGTGCTGCGCGCCATGTCGGACAGCGTGTTCGCGATGGTTTCCAGCGCCGGGGCGACCGCTGCGGTCAGCCGGTTGGTCAGGCCGAGCCAGATCAGACTGAGCTTGGCGATGGCATCGCCGGTGCGTTCGATCTGGGCAGCATCGGCCGCGCTGACAGCCACGCCGAAGTCACGAACATCCTGCGCCGCCTCACGCAAGGTGGCAGGGTCGATACGCAGGAACGCCAGCGCCGCCTTGTCACCAAAGAGGTCAGACGCAACAGCCGCCCGCTCGGCCTCGGGCACGAACCGGTTCAAGGCTTCCTGTATGGCGACGATGCGCTGGTCGAGCGGGAGCGCCTGCAATTGCGCGGCGGTCAGGTTCAGCCGCTGCAAGGCCCCGACAGCCGTTCCGGATCCCGTGGCAGCTTCCGACAACCGCGTGGTCAGCTTCTTGGTGGCCTGCTCAATCTCGCCCATCGACACGCCTGCTAACTCGCCCGCCCATGTCAGCACCTGCAAGCTTTCGACCGTGGTCCGGAGCGAGGCGGCCATGTCAGCTTGCGCGCCGATGGTCTCCAGTCCAGATCGCACCATCGCAACGCCAGCCGCCGCCGCAGCGACGGTGATCGCCGCCAGGGCAATACCGGCCTTTCGGGCAAAACTGGCCAGCCGTGTATTGGCCAGTTCCATTTCGGTCGACAGGCGGCCAAAACCCCGCGCGCCCGCATCTCCGATGCCTTCCAGCTCCGCGCGCACCTGGCGGCCGCCCTCCGCGACGAGGCGAACGCTGACACGTTTTTCAGCCATCGCGGCCTCCTTCCATCTGTTCGTTCAGTTTGCGCACCATCACCGCCTCGATTTCCGGTAGCAGTTCGGCGACGATCAGGGTGTCGATGCTCAGCGCGTGGGCCATGGCCAAGGCCGCGCCCATGTCCCAGCCAATCAAGGCGCCGGGGATGACGCGGAGTTGCCCGCCAAGGCGGCCGACCAGATCCCAGACCTGCCAGCCCTCGGGTGTTAGCGGCCGGTTCAGTCTTGCGGGGCAGTCGGGGCAGGGCCCTGCGCAGGCCGCGCAGTACCGGTCGCCCCCGCCGAAGGACCAGTCGGCGAGGGCGCGGAGACGTTTTTTTCCGCGTCCAGGATCAGACCCTTGGCAACGTACATGGTCTGGAAGGCTTCGAAGATGGGCCAGATTTCCAGGAGGGCGTCGATGCCTTCCGGCGTGACGGGCACGATATTGCCCGCGTCATCGCCGACGCCTTCCCAATCCAGCACCGCACGCCGGGCCACAGCCTTGGCCATCGCGAGGGCCAGTGCTTCCTGCGTCGCTCCTTCCGGCAGGGCATCGATGGCCGGATCGGCGCGGGCGGAGACCATCAGGGCGGTCGTCAGGGGGCCGACAAGCAGGCGAAGGCCGGAGGCGAGGTCGAGCCACTCAGGCGTGGCGGTCAGGTTCAGACGGATCATGTTCAATATCCTGCGAGGGTGTTGATGAGGACGGCGGTGCACATGCGCGCCGGGCTGGTGGCCTTGGCGGCCATCCAGTCAAAGGTGGCCTGCACGCCCTGCGGCCCCGCGATCTCGATGCGCGGGCGGGGCAGGTATACGGCATGGGCGGTGAAGGTGAAGCTGGCGTTGGCCCCAAGGCTGTAGTTGAATTCCAGCTCACAGGGCGTCCCGTCGATGGCTTGGGTAATCAAAGCCGTGTCGGAAAACCGCACTTCGATCCGACCCGACAGGGCGGCCATGGCGGGGTCGGCACCATCGATACGCCCGTCACCGCGGATGGTCTCAATGCGGTCGAGGTTGTTGGAATAGGTGATTTCGGCCGAGACCACGTTGCCCAAGGCCGAGCCGTTGCGTTTCACCGTGCCGTTGAAATGGCCGAAACGCTGCAGGGCCAGCGCAGTCGGCGTTCCAGCCGCAGTCGCGGCGGCGATGGTTTCGCCTTGGGCGACCAGCCGCGCAGTCGCCGTCAGCAATCCGGAACGCTGCATTTGCCAGGTCAGCTGATCCAGCACGCAGCCGGAATACATCGCGAAGCGGGGCACTTCGGGCATGGCGGTTTCAATCGCCATGCTGGGCAAGGTCCAGTTGCCCGACTGGAAGGTGTGGGTCTTCGGCGTGGTGCCGCTGGTGACCGGCTGGCCAAACGCTGCCTTCAGCCAGAACCCGAAGGCCTCGACGTCGATGGGGATCACCACCTCGCCGTCGGCTGTGACCGCGTCTTTGATCGGGGCCAGGGGATCGCGGCCATAGCCCAGCAGTTCGGATTCCAGCAGCGGCTGCTCCGATCCGAGTGTCGTCCGGGCGAAGGGCATCAACCGGAACCCACTCACCGGCGGGGTGCCGTAAACCGTCTCATACGCAAGCGCCATCTGCGCCCGCGCGCCTTGCGCACGTGCCATGGGGGTCTCCTTTATGTGGG